GTGAGAGATTCAATGCACGAGGTCAAAGTGAACCCAATCACTTTCTTCTCAGGTGCAGGGATCGTTAACTTCGGTAACTTAACCAAGACATCGGCAAGTTCTGCATTGGACAGAATCAACATTTCAAGATTGGCAGTGTATCTGAGAACACAATTAGATGCTGTTGCCAAACCGTTCATATTTGAACCAAATGATGAATTGACCAGGAACGAGATCAAGGGTGCCGTAGAATCATTCTTGCTAGAACTTGTTGGTCAGAGAGCATTGTATGACTTCCTAGTAGTTTGTGATGAAACCAACAACACACCTACAAGGATTGACAGGAACGAACTTTATGTGGATATAGCAATTGAACCGATCAAATCAGTTGAATTCATCTACATACCGTTGAGAATCAAAAACACAGGAGAAATTGCAAAGTTAGGGAACTAATTTTGAATAAATAGGAGAAACAGATGGCAATATCAACTTTATCAAAATTCACAGTACCACTAGCAAACGATCAGAGTTCAGCATCACAGGGCTTATTGATGCCAAAACTACAGTATCGTTTCAGAGCAATCCTGGAAAATTTTGGAGTATCAACACCAAGATCAGAATTAACAAAACAAGTTATCGATATCACAAGACCTAACTTGACTTTTGACAACGTGACATTAGACGTGTACAACTCAAAAGTCTATGTTGCAGGGAAACACACTTGGGATCCAATCACGATCACATTGAGAGATGATGTAAACAACTCAGTTACTAAACTGGTTGGTGAACAGATCCAGAAACAGTTTGATTTCTTTGAACAGAGTTCAGCGGCATCAGGTATTGATTACAAATTCACAACTAGAATTGAAATGTTAGACGGTGGTAACGGTGCGAGCACACCAAATGTACTAGAAACATTTGAATTGTACGGTGCATATGTTGAGAACGTCAACTACAACTCATTAGCATACGCAACATCAGATCCAGCAACTATCACAATGTCGGTCAGATACGACAACGCAATCCAGACACCAACAGGCACAGGTATTGGAACAGCAGTTGCAAGAACTATTGGTACTCTAAGTACAGGTGGTGGACAGTAATACAAAAAATTAAGTTAGCAATTATAAGCAAAAAAGCGTCTTTATAGGCGCTTTTTTTGTGGCCATAAATACGAGTATGCCAAGCATAAACAACTTCCTAAAAGGTTTCCAGGACGGATTACCGGGTATGAAAGACTACCAACATGCATCGAGATTGTACATAGACAACAATTTCAAGTTGATGCCCAAACAGAAGTTCCTGTTCCACGTGGTGTTCAACACAGACGAATCATTGTTCGTTAATGGTTTTAATTCTGACGAGAAGTACCAACTGAACATGTTGGTCAAAGCATGTGAACTGCCCAAGTACAACATGAGCTACGAGGAGAAGACACAGTACAACAAGAAGATGTACAATGCGACAAGGATAGCGTACGAACCTGTCAACATCACATTCCATGATGACCACGCGGACACTGTGAACGCATTCTGGAAGAAGTACTACGAATACAACATAGCGGATAGCATAGGCATGAACAGTGACCTCACAATATCCAACACAAAAGATGATTACTATCTTTTTGGTGATGCAAGACAGACGACCAAGTTTGGTATGGACACACCGAGGCAGAGACAGAAACCATACCTCAAAGGCATTGAGATATTCGTGCTACACAAAAAACGTTTCACATCAATGACTCTTGTCAATCCTGTGATAGGATCATTCTCACACGACAACGTGGACCAAGCGGACGGACAGGGTGTAATGAACAACACCATGCAGATTTTATACGAGACTGTTATCTACAAGTCAGGCATAGTCAACAAAAACAACGTGCCGGGCTTCGCCACAATAAACTATGACCATTCACCGAGTCCACTCTCAGTGTTGGGTGGAGGTACCAACAGCATATTTGGCCCAGGTGGGGTGGTAGACGGCGTAGGTTCGGTAATCAGGAATGTGCAGTCAGGCAACATTCTTGGAGCCATCCTAGGTGCTTCAAACACCTACAGGAGGGCAAAGAAGATGAAGAAATCAGACGTCAAGGAAGAACTGAAGGGCATTGCCAAAGATGGTGTCCTCGAAGTTGGAAAACAGGCGGGCTCGATAACCAACCCTGTTGCACAGTTCTCAGTGGGTGCGGCGGCCATAGTGGGTGCGGCGGCACTGGCATCAGCGAGAGGCACGGCGGACAACAACAACCAGGCCAACAACACTGTTATTACCAATTCAACAGTAGACACAGTGAACTTCCTGGGTACCGATGAAGCATTTCAACTCGTCACCAAGAATGAAGATTTCAGAGACGAGATAGCGGCGGGCATATACTACAAGGACATAGGATCTCGTAAGGGTCTGACTGTGGCAGAATCAAACATAGAATACGAAGCGTCATCTAACAATGTAAAAACTGTGTACACCAGCAAGGCAATATCAGACGTGAGGAAATTGGTAACGGAAGGTTACATCAAGATCGAACGACAGTCTCAGAATGTTGAGATAGCAACGGAGAAAGCGACACTATAATGGAAGAATTCTACACAAACCTGCCACCCAAGGACAAGGACGCACTGGATCAGACCATCCAGAAACTGACTACCACACCATACGAGACGGACTACGAATTCAACGTTGGTGAATATGACAGCACTATAGCATTCTTCGTGAAACGTAATTTCTCAAGGACGGCGGCGGAGTCAACCGCATACGCGATAATGTCACAGGCCAAGATAGACAATATCAAACCACAGCAGATATTAGATCAATTGACATACGCCACACCGGCTTTGTTGTCTGAACTGATGGCCATAATATTAAACGCCAACAGATACAAGTCAAGTAGGCTGGGTGTGAGGAAAACACTGGTCACCAAAGAGACGGTATCTAGAAATATCATAGACTAATGTTACCGAGATTTGCTAGGGGCAAGTTCTCTCCTAAGAATCAAGAGAAGTACGTGGGCACAAAGACACCGACATACAGATCAAGTTGGGAACACTCTTTCATGAGATTGTGCGATGAACATCCTAATGTGTATCAATGGGCATCTGAATCAATCAAGATTCCATACAGGCATCCGTTCACGGGCAAGTACACTGTGTACGTGCCGGACTTCTTCATAGTGTACCAGGACAAGGAAGGTCGCAAACATGCGGAGATGGTGGAGGTCAAACCCATGAGTCAAACATCGATGGAGGCCGCGGGTAAAAGCATGGCTAAAAAGAAACAAGTGGTGATCAACATGGCCAAATGGGAGGCCGCCAACGCATACGCCAAACAGAGAAGGATCAAGTTCAGAGTGGTATCAGAAGAACAGTTGTTCCACAACGGCAAACGTAAGTAAATAGAGCAATGACAAAGAAACTAGAAGATATCCTTAATTTACCAAATGTCAAAGAGGCATTCAAAGAGGTAGACAAGAAGGAAAAAGACAAGAAGATCAAGGAGTCAAACGGTCAACACGCTTCCGCCAAGAATCTAGATCCTCAGACACAGAAGAATCTACAGAAAAGTTATGCGGAATTTGACAAGGTTGCGGCCGCACTGCCACAGGTCAAAGGGTTGGGTGAACTGTCAGACCTGGAGTTGGACAAACTGGCCATAGAAGCGGAAGAAAGTTACAAGAATCTAATGGATCTGGGCATGAACGTTGATTCACGGTATTCTGGAAGAATATTTGAAGTTGCAGGAAATTTCCTAAGGAACGCCATAGACGCCAAAAGCGGCAAGATCGACAAGAAACTTAAAATGATCGAATTACAACTTAAAAAGCAGAAGTTAGATCAGGGCAACAAAGACGGTGGTCCAGTGGAAGAAAGTGACGGATTCGTCATATCTGATCGTAACGAATTAATGAAGAAACTACTTAAAAAAGACTAAATATTGCATATGAGCACGTTTAAAGACTACCTAATAGAATCAACAAAGTCATATGACTACAAAATAAAGATCGCAGGGGCATCTAAAGACATTGATAAAAACGCTTTAGAAACAGCACTGCAAAAATTTGATCTTGCAAGTATGTCAGCAGGTAAGACTACACCTATCATGACGCTACCACTTGATTTTCCTGCCTTAAGCAATGAACAGGTAACAATTTTTGATGTGACAACGAATTATCCAGAGTCACCGAGAGTGATGCATGAGTACCTTTCAGACTTATTAAGGATTCCAGCAACACACATAGTTGTGAGAAAACCAAATGAGCCTACTGAGGAATATCAGAACGACATGCAGGTCGCTAAGAAATCAGAATATGCAAACAAACTGCACGACATAGAATACAAAGACGCACCTAAGGTGAACGCAGAAGACTACC